GGCGTTACCTCATTACCATCTTCATCAAGTACTGCTGGTGTGACTTCATATTCTTCATCACGCATTGCGTCTTTTTCACCAGTAATTGCTTCTGGAACAATATCTTGCACCTCATGTGCTAAGAAACCATCTACTGTATTATCTGCATCAGAGATAAAGTTAAAGCGCACAGGGTTGAGTTGCTTAAGGCGTGTGGTTGCATCCCAGTCTGCTACCACGTTTTCTTTGAGGCGGTAGTCAGATGGGGTGTTGTATGATGTGGAACTTAATGTGGTTACAATCGTTCCAACTGCTGTTGCACCCCTTCCAAAAATTATAGCAACATCATTGCCAGATGAAGTTCTTGTATCATCGCAATATAAAGCATTTCCTATCGTACCATTAAACCGAATTACCTGTTTTCCAGATGACGCACCGCTTCCAGTATTACTTGTCGCCCCCACCAGCAAGTTGCCGGAGGTGTCGAGGCGCATTTTCTCTGAAGGTGTAGCTGCAGTAGCATCTAACGCAAAGGTCAAAGCATTGCCATTTTTAACAGCAGACCCACACTCAATTGCCCAACTATTACCAGCTGAACTTGCAACAAATCCAGCAGAAGAATTGCTATCATTAGTATCGTTTCTAACAGACAATCTTGTTGTGCCAGACTGGTCTTCCTTAATAGCTACCGTTTCATTAAAGGATCGAGTTGTTGTTCCTGCTGGTTGAATAGTTACGTTGCCTTCGCTGTCGATTCGCATACGTTCGACTGGGCCAGAGGCGTCTGTTGTCGTTCTGAAAATAAGGTCGCTATCTCCACCTGCTACACCTAGTGATGCAATTTCAGACCTTGAGTACACTGTTCCAGAAGAGGAATGAAGTGACCTTAAAACAAGTTTAGCTTCACCTGTTGTGGTTGATGCTAGACCAGCACGTATTTCAATAGCTGTCGATGCGCCTGTACTATTAACCTCAAGCAACTCATTAGGAGAAGTGGTGCCAATGCCCACTTTGCCTTCGTGCCGTATACGCATCACTTCATCTATTGTTGGTGAGCCACTGCCAGTTGAAGCACCTGTCAAAAACGCTATTCCACTAGAATCACCGTTATCCTCATACACGCCTTTAATGCGAGCCTGTGTTCCGGCAGAACCACTAGACACATCAGAACTTACAAAGTCAATTTGACCAAGTAGTTCTGTGTCTGCACCAGATGTATCTGTACTTGTTAGCGTTAATGTCGCACCAGAAGAACCAGAAATGTCCAGCCCATCAGCCGTCACAGTGCCAGTTACATCCACGCCTGTGGTTGTGGTTTGGAGTTTCCTTACCCCTGCGTGATATAGTGTCGCTGGGCCACCTGTTTCCCCAGCAAAATAGTTATCACCAGCAGTGTTTTCCAAGACAATAAAGTCTTGTGCTTTAATAAAAAGGCTACCCTCCCCAGCATCTTCAATGTAGCTATGCGACCCATCGTGATAAATCTGCAAATCCTGTGAATCGCCAAGTCTAATTCTAGCATTATCTGCAAAATCTACATTACCAGTTTGGGTTGCCAAATCAGCTGATGTTATCCCACCATCCAATAGTGCCGTTGCATTGATTCTATCTAGTGCCATAATTCTCTATCCTATCTTATGCAGATGTAATTGTTTCCCATGCACTACCAGTATAAACCTGTAGTTTATTTGTTGCAGTCAAGTATGCAACCATACCAGCGGCAGGAGATGTAATTGCAGCATCTCTTGCACTTGTATCTGCATACACGGCTGCTTGGAAGTGGTTTGATGTTGTAACTGATGCTGCAGCAATTGCGCCTGTACCAGTAATGGTTGGTGAAGTCAAAGACTTATTAGTAAGTGTCTGTGTTGCAACTTCTGATACAAGAGTTGAATCTGCACCATCTGGAAGCAACATAGTATTTGTTACTGCAGCACTATGTGGTTGTGGTTTGATTGTCTGCCCATGAGCATTTGTCTCACAGTTAAGAATAATCTGTCCTTCTGTTGCAGAACCATCACCCTTTACCTCTACGATATTAGTGGCAGCATTAAGTTGTAAGTTACCAGATGCTGTTGTTACATCACCACCAATAATGGGAGCAGTCAAAGTTTTGTTTGTAAGTGTAATAGTATTTGCAGCAAGAACAATATCAGCTGTGTCACTCAAGTCTGTACTTGCGATTGTGATATTTGCACTACCATCAAACGATACACCAGCAATAGTTCTTGGTGTCGTTAGTGTAGCAGCAGATGTTGCTGTATCAGCATTACCTGTTACGTTACCTGTCAAATCTCCAGTTACATCACCTGTTACGTTACCTGTCAAATCTCCAGTTACATTACCTGTTACGTTACCTGTTACATCACCAGTGATGTTACCAGTAAATACACCAGCGATTGCACCGGCACCAGTGATTGTAGGTGCAGTCAATGTCTTGTTGGTAAGTGTTTGTGTTGCAGTATTCAGTGTTACTGTATCTGTAGTAAGAGTAGAACCATCACCGAGCTTGGTGTATACTTCTACGAAATTGGCGTTGATCTTACCTGCTCCGCTACGAAGGTCATCACCTGTTCCGTCATTTGCAGAAGTTCCACGCCCGATTGCTTGATATGCCATTTTGGGTTTCTCCTAGTTAATTCCTGTAGTTATTTATAACGATTGACCCTATTGGGTATCGTAAGTTTCTGTTGTTTTATCAAAGGTTGTATTGTTATTACTGAACAGTGATATCCGTCCAATTGTGTTAGATGCATCAAACGTATTTGTTGAAACATCGAAGGTATCATCACTTTCATCAAATGTCTTTACCTCAAAGTCTTGTTCGTTTCCAGAAGCAGTATCAAACGTCACACTATTCTGATCAAACTTGACACCAAGTGTTCCACCTTGATCGAATGAGGTTGCGTGTCTGCCCTCTGTATCTCTTTCAGTTCCAACGCCATCAGATTCATCAAATGTCTGAATACCATCATCAAACTTTATAAAGTCATTATCAAATGAATTGATAAGTCCACCACGACTTATTGTAATTTCAGATGGGGGTGGAACATTAATTCTTGTTGTATAAGCTGTGTCTGGAATATCTATAACTTCATCCTGTAGAAATCCAGAACCAGTTGCTGTTTCCAAAACAATCTTATCTCCATCACCATCTAATCCATCTTCAAGTCTTAGGAAAGAATAATCTGATACAGATTTAATGGTATAATGCCCAAACTGTTTAATTGGATACAAGTCTCTAGTTTGATTTGAACCTGTAGTAATTCTTCTACCAGCTGGATCTAGATAGTTGGATGCAATCTCATCTGTTCCAATTGGTGGAACTGCAAAAGCATATATTGGAAGATTTGCAAGAGAAGTATGTCCTGTCCAATGAGAACCACGATTTGTTTTTAGAGAAACAATCGTTGTCTTTGTTAATGTAACATCTCTTTGTCCAGTAAGAAGATCTTCTGGAGAATCCACACCAACCTTTGGACTTGCGTTGAGAGCCTTCTGTGTAGGTGTCGCCAACCTTCTACCAAATATCGTAGTGAACAAGTTAGTGAATGTAGAAGCAAGTTCTGGTGAGAATGTATTTTTGTTGTTGTTATCAGCAACATCACCAGCAGTTGGTATCTGAATATTTGCAGAGACTTGTGACGCAAAAGATACTTCACCAAACACGTTCCAACCAGCAGGGTGAACAGAACGTCTAATACTTTCTCTCCACTGATTAATTGATTCACCAATACGAACAACATATGAATAATCTTGATAGAAGAATGAATCTTGAATACGCATAGTATTCACAGAAACTTTACCTCTATCATTTACAAATCCAGCCACACTGTTACCAACAACACCAATTGTTGATGTACCTCTTGCTTCATCTGATTGTCTAATAGTTGCAGTTGCACCAGTGACAGAAGTAATCGTATCCCCAGCATTGAATACAACATCAGTTCTTAATTGAAGAATTTGTGTATTTGAATCATACGTTACAACGGTTGCTTGATGAGATGTAAGAGTATCTCCAGCAATAAAAGTACCACTTACATTTGATATCAAAACATTTTTATTAAATGTTAGTGTTGGCGCAGTGTTGTAATCCAAACCAAAGTTTGAAATAGAAATACCTTCAACGTGTCCAATTCTAGGTTCGATAACAGATGCTGCTAAAAGACTTGCACCAGTACCAGTACTTGTAGTAACACTTACCAATGGAAGTTTTGAGAAACCATTGCCTGGATTGATTATATTAACAGATGTAATTTCACCAATCTCTGATGAAACTCCCAAATCATTAAAGGTTTCTTCTTCAATAATAATCTGTCCACCATCTTCAAGTACGAGGAAGTCATCTTCTCCTACTGTGGTTTCTTGATGAAGATAAAGAGCATCCTCAGTGATGATTGGGAAACCATCTTCAGTAATAAAGTGATCTGGTGAGGTTATACCTTCTAGAATAAATCCACCACCCACAACAGCAATATTTGCAGAAACAGCTGTTCCACCTGTATCTGTGGTATTAAAAAGAATAGTATCATTTATTGAATATCCACTACCACCATTTTCAATAACAATTCTGTCAACAGAACCAGTACCAGCAGATTCAACTTTAGCAACAGCAGCATCATTACCACCAGAGCCAACCACGATATTATCACCAACAGTATAATATGCACCACCAGCTGTTACTGTTCCATCAGTAACAATACTCTTTACAACACCAGAGATTTCCAAGTCACGAACTGTGTCAGTTGTGGTAATATTTTCTCCAGCAGAAAATGTTCCTGTGATTGAGTTAGTATCAACATTCAACTCAGCAATTAGAGTTGCACCTTCTCTAAATTTAATTACAGTACCAATAAGAGCTGTTGCACCAGAGGTAGCACCTGTTATCCTTTGGCCAATTGCAGTATTAAAATCTGAATCACTGTTTTCAGTAATTCTTATAATAGAGTCACGAGACCAAGTTCCATCAGATGGACGAAGTAGATTGTCACGAGGATATACAATAGTCGGTTCTTCATCGAAAAGAATTCTAAAGAATAATTTATGTCCATCTGCTGTACCTTTTGCAGCGTACATATCTTTGATGTTCTTTACAAGTTTTCTCTTTGCAAGACCATCTGCAAGTGTGTTTGGAATAGACTCCATAAAGGAATCTCTAAACTTATCCAAGAAGTCATAAACTGTATTATCAACATCTGCATATGCAAGAAGTTGTTGAATGTTCTGAACTGGATTTCCACGATAAGAAACCACCGTGGATGTAGCACCAGAAGTGCCTCCAGTTAGTGTCTCGCCAGTTTCAAATCTTTGTTGGGATGTAATGAATAAACGATTATTGTTATCAAAGTCATCAACAAGAATACGAGCAGTTGCACCAGAAATAGAACCAGTGATTGTTTCACCAACAACGAACTTTCCAACAGATTCTTCAAGAACAATATTCTCGCCTGTCTCATCAAGAATAAAGTTTTTACTGATTGTCTCTTCAATAACATAACTGTTAGAACCAGAAACGACCAGTTCTCCAGCCTCAAGAAACTCATAATAGTATTTGAGGAAAAGAGAAAATAAAGGATGATCCGATTGAACAAACTCAGGCAGTTGACTCTGAATATGAGGAGATACTTTATTTTTTAATGTTGGGTCATGTCCAGACATTTAGTAAACCTTAATATGAAGATGATGTTGAGTAACCAGTACCAGCAGAAGAACCACCAGACTCGATTGTGTCATTTTCACCAGTGATTACAGTATTTGTCAAATCAATTGCTAATAGTTGATTTCTAACTGGAACTACATCGTTTGAACGAGGTTGAACCGTGATAGTAATTGTACCATCAGAGTTAGAAACGCCAGAAGGAATAAGAGATGGCAGAGTTATAGTACCAGTAACATAATCAATTGTTCCAAATACAGAGTCAACATAACTTCTATTCGTACCAGCCTCTAAGAAGTATGAACGAATGTTTCCAGTACCATCATCATCCAAATAAAGAGTATTGGTATTTGAGGTAATTGTAAAACCAGTAGAAGATACAATACCACCAAACATAGCATTATGACCACTATGTGGATTATAAAGTCTGTTAGAAAAATTAATGATGTATTGGTTTGTTGCATTGAGTGTTGGTGTAAAAGATTTTGCTATTCTAATAGATGTAATATTAGAAAGAATAGATGGATCACTCGCATCAATCAAACGAGATAGTTTTGAATATCTAAACACACCATCAAATTTTTGCAAGTCTGAAGTATTATAAGCAGTAATTGTATTTCTCACAATAGTTTCTAAATCTTGTGATGTTTTTGTTGTTGCATTTGCATTATATTTAAATGATGTTGTTAAACGAACTGACGTTGTTTCTGGATCAATAATGGTTGGGCGAATAGATGCAATATTATATCTGTCCAAAGCAGTTGTAATAGTATCTTTCTGAGCTTGTGTTAGATTAATACCAGAAGTTGTTTTGATGGAAACAAACACTTGTCCATATCTTGGTGGATCATTATCTTCTCCACCCCAAACTTGAACAGCCTGTGCGTCTGCAAAAACTTGTGGAATAATAACTTTATAATCTTCAGTTGTAACAGCTCTACCTTGAGATGAATAATCTAAGGGAGCATTATATTTAATTGACTGAATAGTTTCTGGTTCTGCACCACCCCCAGCAATTGATGTTGTTGTTATATTATAATCTGTAATTCCACTGAATGCAGTACCACTAAATGTTTTTGCACCATTGGCTGCACCTTTGTTTGTTACGATATATTCTAATATAATAATATTGCCATCAGTTGGTTTCTTTCCTACAACATCATCACCAAAGTAAACTTCAAACTTTCCATCTTCAATCTCTTGCAAGAAGTACACATTAGATGTTGCAGTAACTTGTGATATATCAGTTGCAAGTGTATAGATAGTTGTTGTCAAGTCAGCAGCAGAATTTTGAACAGATACTTTTAGTGTTGTCGTATCGGCACGATTATCAGTAACCAGAAATCTTTTTTCTAAATCAGAATTATCTACCGTATACTTTGCTGTGACAAGAGTTCCTTCATAGATAGGAACATTTTGAAATCTTACAATGTCATTTGTTTTAGTTGTTGTGATATCTTCATTGACAATAAATCCATATGTCGTATCACTAATTTGTGTTGTGAACTTTGTTCCCTTTGGAAGAGTAACACTACCAAGAGTATTTGTGTCGTTGACAAGAATATCAATGTAAGCAACTGGAGCACGAGCAGAACGAGGAGTGTAACCTAAAGTCTTTGCATGAGAGACTACTGAAGACCTAAGAGTTGCAGTATCGAGAAACGCTTCGTTGATTGCCATGTTTGCATTCATACCCAAGTAGTGAGTATTGTATGCGAGTAAATCAATAAGTGTGGAAAGTCCAGAACCTTCAAAGTTGTAATCTGAAAACTCTGTCTGATTTTTCATGTATGTCTTTAGGTTGGTTTTGATATCATCAAAGTCCAACTCAGTGACTTGTAATTTTGTTGCCATTTATCTTAGTCTCTCTAAAAATAAGTTTACA